GCTTTCGCTTCTTTGGTCGTTTAGTGACAGACCTGGCAGCTACCAACTCTGGTGAGCTATGAGTATATGGTATACTCGATCAAAGCTTTCGCTTCTTTGGTCGTTTGTGACAGACCATGTCGTATAGTGAATCAGACGGTAGCGCCGCATGTAACAGCGCTGGGCGTGTTGCGGTTCCGTCCTTACAGATGAGAAACTTAGTGTCGTTCTCTGGACTGCTTAGTGAGACCTTCAGGGTTGATCTGAGAGTTCCCGAGACGCTAGGTGACTCGACAAGAGAGTTGAAGGAGTTCTGTGGTAGACTCCTTGAACCGTCTGGCAGCCACCCTTGGGCCCATATCCTCCGACCGCTACCTGCGGTGGATCGGTTGTCAATAGCGGGCTCATTGTTCTCTTTTAGCAAAACTCTACCTTCGTCCGACCCGGACTGCGATGCCTACGTTCGGCATATGTCAGTTCCCGGGGTCAAGACTCCCGATGGATATCTCCGATTTGTAAGGAAACTTATAATGAGGGAATTTCCAGTTGGATGGGACAAGGGTTGGAGGAGTACCTATCTCGGTACCACGCCAACATCCTCGTCTGCACTCGGTTCGAGTAAGGGGAAAGGAGGCGCGAGGTATCAACTACGCGGATCACGACAGTGGTTCCTCAAGTCCTGTATGGGGCTTGAGCGTGAACTCTTACTGGATCCAGTTCGTAAGGTTGGTATCGCTCGCTGTGATGGGAAATCAAGACGTGTTACTCAGTCGCCTGCTGAGTCTGTCGTCTTATCCCCTCTCCATACCCTTATTTACAACCATTTGAGTCGCAAAGATTGGCTTCTTCGTGGGGAAGCCACCCCTGACAAGTTTGCTGACTTTTGTCAGAAGGACGGTGAAGTTTTTGTTTCTGGGGACTACGAGTCCGCCAGCGATAATCTTAGCATTGAGGCAGCCGAAACTGTGCTCTCTGCGATTTTCGCTAAGGCTCGTTACATCCCGCAGGCAATTAGGCGGGTCGCAATGGATTCCCTCCGCTGTGTCTTGGTGAGTGAGGGTGCCGTTGGCATCCAAGCTCGAGGACAGCTGATGGGTAACTTCCTTTGCTTCCCGCTTCTTTGTTTACAGAACTACGCCGCCTTCCGGTATTTGGCAGGAAACTATCCCGTAAGGATCAACGGTGATGACATTGTCTTTAGGGCCCCGGAGCACGTACGTGCTCGGTGGGCCGCTGGCGTCCAAGCGTTGGGCTTGACGCTGTCTGTTGGTAAGACATTTGTCCACAAGCGATTCTTCAGTCTAAACTCTACGTACTTCAGAGCTAGGACTAAGAACGGTGTTAAGGGTGTGCCAATAGTAAGAGCTACTTTGTTTTACAAGGGCGTTGAATCTGCCGATTCGATCGTAGGCAGATTCTCGTCCGTGGGTAGCTTTTTTCCCGTGGCGACGTCGTCGATGCTACGTGTTAGAATTCTGCAAGCCATGCAGAAGGAAATACGTTGTACTCAAAGGAGTGTAAGAAGAGGCCTTGGCCTCAACGCTACGCCGGCCGAGTTGGCTAGGTCCGGACTCTTAGTTAGAGAGAAATTTTATTCCAATCTACCTAGGGAGTCCGCCGTTCCTAGTAAGCTCGCCGTGTCCGGTGCGCTTCCACCCGGCTGGGTGAAAGTCCGACCTTTGTGGACGGGCATGACCTTAGTTGAGGACCCCGAGTTCAAGAAAGAACTCGTCCAGCACTGCTGGAATTCCGTTGTCTCCAGGGTTGAGACCCAAGATTACTGGAATGTGGTCCGTTCGGGAGGTTGCCCGTACCGGTCGACAAGTGGCCAGGCGTATCGTCGAAAAGCCAAGTTGTTGAAGTTGTCGGTGAACGCGACGCGTCGCTACCTTGAGGGTAGACTAGGCGCTGTTCCCCCGAGAAAGAAAGGAGTGTGGCAGAGGGCGGACAGGTAAGCATTGCCGGTCTGCTGTTGGGATGACTCACGGGATTTTTGGTCCGCGAGTTATCGCCACGTTAGGGAGCGGATGGTTAAAGGAAAGGGACGCTGAAATTAGGAAGCGTTGTGTACATCGAGGGTCGGTCTTGCAGCCATGTAAGACACTTGCTTATGCCTCGGGTTAATCTTCGAGTACCCTAGGGTCGATACCGGACGTTAGTAGCGCGTTGAGCGGACGCGTTAACCGGGAACACCTAGGCGAATTGAGGGGTCCCCCGTCTGTTGGGGAGACGCCGAGGACGATGTACACTCAGCGGAACGAAATCAGCTATAAAGAGTCGGGAACCCTGAGAGGGGCCTCGATACTCCCGAACCTTATCCGTGAACGAGCGTGGTGGTAATGAGTGTGGCTTTCTTGCCCCTGATGACCAGCATGTAGGTTTAAG